GATCTAGATGAATATTTTAGGAGATAATAGTGTATCTGATAATGACTTTATCCTCTCGTCATCTACTGGAGGAGCAAGTGTAGGACAGACGAGTCAGCCTGGATTTGCAACTGAGACTGGAACTGGTGCAAATGATGGCCCAAGTGGCTCCGCTATTCAAGTATTAGGAACAGATTCTTTATTTAATCCATTCTACATATTTAGATATTCAAAGTTTGGAATTGGAACAAGTCCAGAAACCACTGGAAAATATGAGGTAGCATTACATAAAAATAAATATGTTGATGGAAAACAATTAGGACGAGAAGCCGATAAAATGATGATTAAGGCTAGGCTTGAGATGCAGAATCCAACTGCCTCTAAAATAATTGAGTACTCAAATCAACAGGCAGAAAAAGGTAAAGATCATAAAGGTCCTCTCTATCCATATCCATACTCCATTAATGATTTTCTATGGTGTAAATGGTATGGCAAGATCCCAAACAATAGACTCTTAACTCTACGACGATATCCGGTTCCGATAGAAGATAATTTATCAATTGCCGCTGAGAAGCTTCCTTTGGTGCCAACTGCACAGGCCGTTACTTGGTGGGGAGATGGAACCGGCAATAGCCTTTCTGACATATTAGGAATGGATTATGGATTTAGTTGGAACATGGACGCAACAGCAACCGTAGAAGACGTTCAGGGAAATGAGATTAAAGTGGACGAGTTATTAGCAAATGCGAATATTAAAGACGGCCCTCTTAAAACTGCACTAATGTCAGCATTGGGAAATAATAAAAATAATCCATTTCAGTCATCTAAGTACGATGAAAAACTCAAGACCTGGACACAAGAAGCTTGGGAATCTGGAGCATATTGGAATAGAGTAAAGGGGCCGGTTAATGTAATCAATAAGACTGCTATGCGTACTCAGGGGTATACATTTACTCATAGTATAGTATTAACCTTCGAATATAACTTAAGATCATTTGGTAATATTAATCCAAAAATAGCAATGTTAGACTTGATAAGTAACTTCCTATCACTTACATATAATAAAGCTCCTTTTTGGGGAGGAAGTTATAGATACTATCAACAGACTGGTTTCATTTTACCTTCATTTAATAGCGATGCGCTAGAAAAAGGAGATTATGTAAATGGATTAAAGGAATTAACTCAGTTTGCAGCCCAAGGTCTTTCAAACAATGCAGCAGAATTAACTAGATTCCTAAAAAGTATTGAAAATGATATAGGTAAGGCTGGAGGAGATGTTACACAATTGACTAAGACACTGACTGAAAAAATAGCAGGTACGACTATTGCGAAAGATCTTCTTGGGGCACAAATGGCTAATTTACACCAGACTCCATTAAAGATGAGAGCGCTATTGGACGGGCGTGCCGTAGGTGAATGGCATCTAATGGTTGGAAATCCACTGGATCCATTAGCTGTGATTGGAAACCTCTGCTTAAAGAGCGTCAAGACGACTTTTTCGGAAGAATTGGGAGCAGATGACTTTCCAGTAAGCGTAAAATTTGCAGTTACCTTAGAACCAGGCAGACCTAGAGCAAAACAGGATATTGAATCAATGTTTAACTTGGGAGGAGGAGATCTTGCATTCACTGCAATAGCCCCACCCACAAGTGCAATGAATACATTTGGAGAGTATGGGTCAGAAAAAGCAAACCAATTCGCTGGAATGTCAAAATCAGTTTCAACCACGACTTCCAATGTTTCTACGAATCCTGGCGAAGCTAAAGCGTTAGCTGCGCACTTTGGAAAAAGCGTAGAGAGCAGATACGGTGCAGGATTCGGCAAGTCTCCTATACTCACAGACTACTTTACACAATTAAGCACAAAAGATTAAGATATGTTACTTTCTAAGATACTTACTTCAAAAAAGATATTTACGATATCGACCGGCGAGGTGATACTTGACCTAGTAAGCTCAACATTTAGGTTTGGAGAAACTAGAACGAGTGCAGGCCCAGTAATTGTCGGAACTGATGAGGCGATGCGGCCCGATCTAATAGCAGATAGGATATATTCTGATCAGTCTAAATGGGATATCGTATTGAAATTTAATGGAATTTCTAATCCTTTTTCATTAGAAGAAGGAGAGATTCTTTTAGCTCCTCCATATAAAACGATAGAATCATCGGTTGGACCGGCTATCAATGTTATTGAAAAAGGAACTGAGCCTGCCAAACGAAACGAGTCAGCAGTCATTGCTCCTAAAACAAATAAAGACAAAAAGAGACTTGAATCTTTACGAACTAAAGTAAGTGAAGTAGTTCCGCCGAATGTTAATTTAACTGGTTCAAAAAACGTTAAAGTAGAAAATGGAATAATAACATTTGGTGGAGACATGACTCAACCTGGAGGAGTGGCAAACGTAAATACAACGTTGAGTAGAGCTAGAGTACAGGATCAATTAAGAAATACTAATAACTTTTAAAAAGCCATGGCATTTAGTCAAGTAGTAAAAACACATATTCAGCCGTCTATTAAGATGATTAAGATGCAGCAACAAGATGATGCGACAGGTAGCGAAAATGCATCCCAAACTAAGCAGAATAAAAATTTGCCAGATTCAAGCCAAGCCATTGGAACAAAGATCCCTTTCATTCAAATAGCTGGGGTGACTGTGACTCAAATCGAAAGATTAATAATAGACGAGGCTGGATTTTTACCTAGGATGACATTGATTTTTAAAGACACGGTTGGGGAATTTTCAGGTGAATATTTTCCAAAGAAAAATTTGATTACTAGCATATACATTGCAAGCTCCACCGAAAAATTAAAACCGTTACGTTCAGACTATTTAATAACTAGTATAAAGGTGATCCCTTCACCTGCTAGATCAAATAGTAATAACTTAGCAAAAGATCAGACATATATCATTAAAGGAGAGTTATTCGTTCCTCGACTCTATAATAATATTTCAAAAAGTTATCCTAATTTGACTTCAGTCGATGCACTAAAGGGAGTATGCACGGCATTAGGGTTAGGGTATGCCCAAAATGAATTTGCAACCAATGATAAAATGACCTGGATTAATTATAATACAAGTCCTTTTAATTTTATAAAGGAGACACTATCTTATGCTTATCAAGACGATGATTCATTTTTTGATGGATGGATAAGTAAAGAATTAATATTTAATTTTATAAATGTAGAAGAACAATTAAAGGGATTAGAAGTAGACAATACTTTTATCTCGTCAGTCGACTCTCTTATGGTAAACCCAAGTCAAGTCCAAAAAGACAATCCGACTAAGAAGAGTTTGGAAGAAGAGACTGTTCCGAATTACATAACTAATTTACCAGATAGAGCAGGGAAACCTAATTTTATTCAGGAGGCAAGTCTTATCTCTGATCAAGGAAAAGTACTGAAAAAAGATGGATACAAAAAGCAAATCTTTTATTATGATCATTTTGAGAGTGATGAAACTAAAAAATTTAAAAATTTTTTCGTCGCTCCAAATAATACTCCAGGACTAGCTGAAGATACTATGTTAACACCAGAAGATGAAGGACTCTCTGAAATAGGAAATAAGAAGTGGATGAATATTAATTATGGCAATACTCATGAACACTGGAACGCAGCTAGAATTTTTAATTCGCACAATATGAAAGAATTAGAAAAGATCAATCTTCGAGTATTACTTAAAGGAACGAATAACCAAGTAATTAAAGGATCAGTGATACCTGTGGTCCTTACTCAAAGATTCGCAGATAAGATTAGAAAAGAAGGATCCTTTGAAGATCAAGGATCAGCGGCAACGGGTCAAAATAAATTAGACGATTCTGCAATAGATTCTCAAATTTCAGGAAGATACTGGGTTAAGGGTGCAATCTATCACTATGATCCAATGGACCCGCTCCAGTTTTCAACAGAATTAATACTAGCTAGGAGAGAGTGGTCTCCATCAAAAACAAAATTCACAGCAAATGCATAATTTTTACGGAATACGAACTAAGACGAATAATTTTAGAAAGGGAACTATTCTAGATCCATACGATCAGCCTACGTATATCAGCTTTGCACTGGACTTTAGGTTTGAGGAAACTGAATCTTTGGCTACAGATATTCTCTGGTCAAGCCCACTCTTTTCAAAGGGCTCGGCTGACAATCCAAATAGCGCACAGACTTATCTAGGATCAATTGGATATAAGGACATGGAAGGCAGCTTAGCTAAGTTTAAGTCGATTCTAGAATACTTGACTTTTAATGCTCCATGGTACTTTCAATCTATTAGTGGATTAAGTACACTATGGAAAAACGCAACGAATATAGCAGGCGGATACAAAGGAAACGAAGCGGTACTTACGATAGATACTATGGAGGCCCTGGACCTTAGAATAACTGAGCTGGCCAGCCTTTATCGTACTGCAGTGTATGATAAACAGTACATGAGAGAAAGGGTGCCAGAGAACCTGCGGTGGTTTGCAATGGACGTTTATCTAGCGGAAGTTAGAAATATTCGGTTTAATACGGCTGGTCGATTCTCGAATATGACTAGTGCAATAGGTATAAATACTTCAGGTCTAAACAATGCTATTTCTCAAGCTAGTGCAGGAATCAGTGCTCTTGCTGGAAACGGAGAGCTTGACATAAGCAGTACGATGAAACAATTTGGTTTTGTGAAATTCAAGTGTAGACAGTGTGAGTTTGACTTTTCAGACAGCATGCCTGGAGGATCACAACAGATTGGAGTCAATCCAGCGGATAAGCCGACTGATAACCAATTTAAGATTAAGGTCGGCTACTTTGAGGAGGAGAGCGAATATGCAGACTCTACTGCTCTATACGATAGCTTCGTTAAAAATGCGCTTAAGGATCCATGGAGAGCGATGAACACTGCAGCTGACATCCAGAGCAGGGTACAGGGAGCAACCTTCCTTCCTGGAGTCGGAGGATTCGTACAAAACGGACTAGATAAAGCGCAAGAGAGTTTAAGCTCGATCGGTGGACTAATTAGTCCAGCCCTTACAGCAGCATTGAGTATTCCTAGAGTAAGTAAGTTAGGCGATCTATTTGAAGGAAACACTCCTGGAGAGTTTCCACGTAATGATAGAAGTTAATTGAAACCTAGATCTATTTTTTAATAAAATATTATATGCTAGACAGAAATCACGACATATCGAACAGAGACATTGATGACTTAAGAGACAAGCAATTCCTAGGTGTGGTTGAACTCATAGACGACCCCAGAAAGGAAGGTAGAGCCAGGGTTAGAGTCTATAGTATTCATGATGATCTGCCCGCTGAGGACATTCCATGGGCATACCCTAAAAACAAGGCTCTCTTCTTTGGTAAAGGAGGCAAGGCAGGTTCATTATCTGTACCTAAGGTCGGAAGTATCGTCGCAGTAAGATTCGATAACGGTAACCCATATTCTCCTGAATACTTCGCGATTCACGAATTGGCACAGGATGTAAAGGATGAGCTAAATACTGAATATGAAGGCTCGCATATAGTCCTATTCGATGGAGACCAAGAATTAAAATTATGGTTTAGTGTAAGTAAAGGACTAACAATTTCAGTAAAGGGAGCAAGCGTCAATCTAGCACCAGATAACTTAATAACTATAAAAACTGATAATAAAGTAGTCATCGACTGTCCGAACATTGAGATGGGATCGACAACATCAGCTGTCCTATCTGAATATATTATTAAGGGAGAAACTTTCCTAAATCTTTTTAATACACACATTCATCCAGCGGCAGGAGCTCCACCTTCTCCTCCTCTATCAAAGGATGTGGTGATAAGTAAAACAACAAAAAGTAAATAAGTATGGCACTAGCAGATCAAGCAGCAGCAGTCTCAAAATTAGGAGAAATGGGACTAGAGATTCCAAAGTTAAACCCTGAAGCAGTAATCGAAAATCTAGTTAAAAAGGACGAAAATCTAGGTAAATATCTAGAGATGATTGATGCTGCGAAGGAAGAAAAGATAGAGAGGGGAATGTCTGAAGAGGAGGCTATTCAAGCGGCGGAGGACGCAAAAAAAGAGGTAGTCGACAAAGTCAAAGAGGACCTAAAGCCGATGGTTGAAGAAAACATCATTAAGATGAAGCAGGAATATAAGACAGCAAAAGAGGCGCTTGATTCTATCCCAGTCGAGGCACAGGCAACAATAGCACTAGTCGCAATTCCGCCAGCAATCTCTGCTCCACCCTCTGCTCCAAATCCAGCATACACCTTGGGAATTGCCCTACAGACTAAAAAGAGTCTACTTAAAATTTTAAATACAATTGTCTCTTCGTTGACTACCGTAATGACTATCGCAAATAAGTTAAAGTTTGAATTGCCTGAAGCAATAGTAAAATTAGTTCAAATGATAGGCGTAGTAACTAATGCTCTTTCGATCATTCCAGGGTAATCCCATTCTCAAGCTTATATTTTTCCCAGTCTTGTTTTGACATTAGGTTAGGAAAACGCTCTCCTCCGTTGCAGGATTCCTTTACATAGAACTTGCCCGGAAGATCACAGCCACAATAGACACAATACTCCAATTTAACGCATTCGTCCTTGCATATCATGGCTCGATAGGCGACCTGTTCTTTTTCATGATCAGAAAGAAGATATATTTTATCTCCGAACATTTTTAGGTTTCCTTCCAGGTACTGACCTATCTTTTTAAGTGTTATCTTCATCCTCTTTTCAATTCTTTTTCTAATTTGCTTAGTTTACGAGCCTCATACCCTCCTCTAGAGTTATCTATCTGATCTAAATCATTTACCAATTGACAATATTCAGGAAATGCCCCAGATTGATTTAGATACGATTCTGCTATGATATCTGTGATTTCGATAGTGTATTCCAAAAACTTTGCTTCCAACATATGAGCGGCAAGCATCAAAGAAGTACTAGCCAAATCATTGTTCTT